TTAGGAAGAAGTGATACGATACCAATAGCTGAATTTGAAACAGGCTGTACTATCTGCCCATAACCTTCACTGTTTGGCTGACCATCTCTTTTTCGAGCAGGAAGAAAACCGAATGGATTAAAACTTGTAGCCATAATAAATTCTCCTTAGAAAAAAAGTTGATTAAAAAATTAGTCCTGAAACGAGGGTCTTCTACCTTTCGTCACAGTACTTTTACTTGCATTACTTACAGGTAAAGGATTATTTTCGCCCATTAATTGTTGATTAACAGCTCCTATCATTTCCTTTGATTTCTTTAAGTAATGTGCTTTTTTCGCTTCCAGTTTGAACGTAGGTATTTTACCTAGTGCTAAATCTCCACGACAGATTACTCCTGAATAGCGACCTTCTTTCCTCACGACTGAAATTGCTCCCATCTCTGGTGCTTCCTCTGGAGTCACAAACTCCCAGCCCTGTTGTTGTTTCCTACCGATATTTTGATAATCTTCTTTATCTTTTAAATCAATACGAAGCCACCCCAAGGTCATGCCTGAATTTTTGAACTTCTCCTCAACTTCTTTTGGAATTTGAGTTTGATTAGGTTCTTCAAATACATACTCTGTTTGTGCTCTTTCGTTAGCTTCCCTTACTTGAGAACTACGTGTATTTACTCGTGTCATTATTTACCTCCACGTTGCATATTAATTGTTGTATAGTCACCTTCAGACTTTGTTACCTTCATCTTTTCGGCAGCATACTGTTCAAGTGGTATTCCCCATTTGTTGGCTAATCTAACATCTTCTTGAGATAGTTTAACTTTCTTTGGGTTTGGAGAGGAACGTGACCCTCCAGCAACTACTTGAGATGGTGATGACGAACCATCAGTGCGTTCTTGTTGTACTGTCTCTTCCTTTGTTGTAAATTTACTTGGAAAAGCTGTACGCATTCTTTTATCTATTTCATCATAGAAATCTTCATCATTAGGACTGTATCCTTCATTTTTTAATTCAGCATCTATTGCTAAAGCTGAAGCAGTCATAATATTATCTTTACCAAACCATTCATTATTTGCTTGCCAATCTACAGCTCTTGGGTCTGGTTGAGCTGGTTGTTGTTGTACTGGTTGTGGTGCTTGTTCTTTTTGTACTGGTTGTTCAGTAAATTTACTTTTTGTTACTGCAACATTTTTTAAATCAGTTTGTGCTTCATTTAATGCTTCTTGTGCTTTTAATAGTTTTTCTTTATCTTGTGCTTCAAAAGCATCTGCATAAGCATTTCTTGCTAAATCTAATTTATCTTTTAATTGTTTTTCAGTTGCATCTAAGTTTAATTTACTTACTTTATGAAACTCGTTTTCTTTTGTGCTGTATGAACTTTTTAGTTTTTCATTTTGTTGAATGAGTTGAGCTATTTGTTCATCTCGTTCTTTTCTTTGACGTATTAATTGTCTAATTCTTTTTTCAGCACCTTTTGTTTGAATACCATCTAACTCTTGTGGCTCTTCTTTTTTAGGTTCTTCTTTTTTTTCTTGAACTGGTTCAGGCTTTGCCTCAACTTTTTCTGGTTCTTTTTCTACTTCAAACTCTACTTTAGGTTCTTCTTTTTTAGAAGTATCTACTTCACTCCAATTGTCTTCCATATTATCCTCCGTTGTGCACGAAACAAACGTATTACGTGCCTATATTATTATTATATCACATTTTTATAAAAAATGCAACTATTATTTATATTTTTGTTAAATTAAATGTTGGGTCTAGATGTGTTGGGTCTTGTACTTTCATTATTATTTGGTCATCAAATAACAATAATAATTTAATACCTTTGTAAAATAATTTTTGTCCGGCATGTTTACCATAACAAATATAATCATCTACTTCACACCAAGGTCCATTTGGAAACTTATCTATATCTTGATAAGCTAAGTCACCAATTTTTATTACTCTACCAACTGTAGTTAAATAAGACATATCATCTTTAACTGCATCTGGTAATAATATACCACCTTTAGTTTTTTCTTTAATACTTATAGGTCTAACTAAAACATGATAACCTGGTAGTTCTGGTAATATATCTGGGTCTATTTTATTATCATCAGATATCCAAGAACTATTCTTCATTGCTTTTCCTAAAGCCACTTGTTGCATTAATCGTTCTCCATTCTACGTTTTAAAATTGTTTTTAATGTTTGTGTAGCCCATTCTATACTAGCAATAGAACCAACTAATTGCCTATAGTGAGCATAATCTTCTGCAGAACCATTACCTAATGTTTCTTTTAAATTAGTAGATTCCTCACTATAGGCTTTTAATACTTCGTCAAATATTTCCATACATTATGCTGCGAATGCAAAAGCACCAGTGGTAGCATCATCTGCTCCACCCATTTTAGATGCTATATGCCATGTACCTTTTTCATAACAAATAAAAGCTATCATGCTTCCAGTTGTAAAAAGATTAGTAGCTGCATTAGCAGGAGTAAAAACTAATTGAGTTTCACCTGCTGCAGAAATATCAAATGTTACTTCAGAGCTTCCTCTTGATTCAATCACCTGCTGCATTAAATGTTAAAGTATTTGTTCCACCAGTTGTATCTTTTGCTTGAACATAAATACATACAGAACCTTGTGTTGCTGCAGGTAAAGCTGCTGCACAAGCTGCTGCACCAGTATAATCAACTACATTTAATGAGTTATCGACTAAAGTAATATTTGTAGCAGTGCCTGTATCAGTAAGTGTTAAACCAGTTAAGTCAGGCATACCTGAACTCATTCTAGTTGTTTCAACATCTGAGCTTGCATCTCTTGTTGCTATTTGAAAACCTTTGGTAGACCTAACTGGTCCATTAAAAGTTGTATTTGCCATTTTCTTCTCCTTTGTGATTTTACTGTCTTGGCTTGTCTGCTAGGTCAGTCAGTAAAAATTAATAATCCCTAGAAAACTATTTATTAATATCTTTAATAAATTTTAATGCTTCTTTATCTTCTTTTTGTTCTACATCTGCTTGTTTCTTTGCAGAATCAAAAAGCATCTTTTGTTGTTCTAATTGTATCTTTTCTTCCTCTATAGATAATTTAGTCATTATGTCTAATTGTTTCAAGGCTTCTCTGCTAGTTCTATCATCTACACTCTTTTGTGCTTTGAAAGAAGTAGTAATACCTTTATGTTGTGCATCTATCATTTGTCCTTGACGTTTAATATCTAACTCTTGTGCTTCTATTGCTATCTTTGCATTTTCTTTTGCAGCATCTAGTTTTAATTTTTCTTTTTCTAATTCTACTTTAGCTTGTTCTAGTGCTACTAACTGTTGTTCTGGTGTCATTTGTTTACCCATTGCAATATTAGCATTCAACACATCTTGAGCTGCAGCAGCCATTGTAGCTTCTATAGTTGTAGGACTTCTTTCCATATTAGGCATTTGTTCCATCATCACTTGGGTTGTGCCATTAATTTGTTCTTGATATTTCATTAATGTATGTTCTTGTATATTTGCTTCTAATATTGGTCTTACTCTTGCCATAATAGGATTAGCACCATTCATTGGGTCTTGTAAGTATGCCATCTTTACTTGAATATGAGCATCATGATTTTGTCCTGTAAAAGCAGATATTGGTAAACCTTTTGTAGCAGCAGCAATATCAGATACTGGGTCTAAAGGTTGTGGCTTTGGTGCTTGTGGTAATATCTCTTCTATGTTAGGCATATTAGCAGCATTTAATATTGTTCTATTTAATGCTTCTAGGTTGAACATACCTGGTGGTGATTGTTGTGCCATTTGTAATGCCATATTTGCTAACATCATTCTATGTGCATTACTTGGAATATTAGGGTCACTAACAGGTACTACATCTACTGCACCATCAAAATCTTTTTTAAATATTTCTCTACTTGCATTAGGAACATCATAAGGATATTCTGTAGGTAAATAATCATAATCTATTTCTGCAATAATTTTAAATTCATCTTTTTGTGATTTGTGTAATCGTTTATGGATACCAGAAAAGAATTTACTAGATGCTTCTAATAAAGCCATAGTAGTACCCACAGGTCCAGAGGAGGCAGCATCAGAAACTATTTGTTCTGTGCTGTCTGCAAACTTCTGTCCAGCAGCAGTTACAAATCCAAGCATATTGTATAGCACTGAGGAAGGCTCTTTATATGGGAGAGGAACAATCGCCTTTTGTAAGTCTATACCTGTCGCTTCGACCTCCTTGAACTCACCAGGAGCAATAGGTTCGTTATCGCCCACCATTCTTACTCCTTTTGCCTTAAACCCTCCAGGTAGGTTAGCAAACTGTCCAGCATCTACAAGGCTACGCATAGCTGCAGTTGCTGTCATAGTTAAATTACCTAAGAAGTGTATAAGACCTAACCCATAGAAACTAAACCCTGGTACAAATTTATAGTGGACAAAATGCATCCTCTTTTCTTTATTTGTATCTTTAGCTTTATAGTTTCTACGAATACTTAGTATTTGACGAGACTCTTGCTCCACTGTAACAATATAAGGAGCAAACTCGCCTTCTTGACATTCTGGGTCAGGGATATCAAGATGTAAATGTTGTTCTAGTAATACATATTGTGGGTCATGTTCTGCAGTTGGTGATAGTCCCATAATAGTATTTAATTTTTCTGATAGATTACTTTGATTAGGATAAGATGCTTCTGGTAATTCTATATCAGAATAAATACCAGACTCAATATCCTTTTGCATATCTACAGGATTACGATATATAACATGTGTATACCTATCTGCTTTTCTTAAATTACTTGCATAGTATGATACATAGAATTGGTCAATAGGTACAAACTCAGATACTGGTCTTTCTATACCAGCATCATAGTATACTTTTTTAATAGCAGAACCTATTAATGGTAAATGAAAAAGCATTCTTTCAAACTCATCAAAGTATTCTGGCATTTGTTCAGTCAACTGATAGTTCATAAAGTTTTGAACTCTATTTGCCTGTTCTTGTTTATCTACAGATTGTGTTCCTAATATCTGTGCCTTTACTGGCCCACCTACAGGAAATAATTCTTGTGATGCTTTAGATTGAAACTTCACTGCAGACTCTATTAATAGTGGGTGAACTGCAGTACAGGCACCTTCAAAAGGTTCTGTTGCATCTTCTAGTTTTAATCCTAATAAATCAAAACCTCTTTCAAACATAGAGTCCCACTCAGACCTAGAATCTTTATCAGCTTGAAAGTTTTCTAAAACTGTGTGTGCAACTTTCTTTAATACTTCTTCATCCATATCATCTGCAAGATTAGTATAGTATTCTTTTGCAGTTACTTCTTCTTCTATTCCTTCTTCACCAAAATTAACAACAACTCCACCATCAGTATCTACTTCAAAAGATACATTAGTATCTTCTTGCGGTGTATTAATAGATACCACATTTGTTGTTTCTTCTTTTTTATCAAATGGATTTTTTTCTACTGCCATTATATCCTCTCCTACATACACACATCATCATAACGTGCATTACTGCTTCTTCTGTAATTATTTAAATCAGAAGCATTTAATTTTTTATGAAAAATTTTTTTAAGCATTATTAACATATTTTTGTTCCTACATATATTATAGCATTAAACTCGCCAATATGCAACTCTTTTTTTATTATTTATTTCTTCATCCATATATGGGTCATCAGGATGTGTTAATCTCCAGGACTCTTTCATGTAATGTATTGCCATTGTCATAGCATCAACTTGGTCATCATGAGCCGAGTTTGGAAACTGTAAAATCTCTGTATATAAATCATCAGACCATTTTTTATTTTTAGGCAACCAGACTCTACCTGCTTCTATCATTGGTGAGGCAGCATGTACTCTAGCAACTTTATCTTTGTCTGGTATATAATCTTGTACTGGTAATCCAGCTCTACGCATATCTTGTAATAAAGATTGTCCTGATGCTTTCTTTTCTATAATACATACATCAGGATTAAATTCATCATAAAGCATTTGTGCTATTCTTCTTAACTCTGGATATTCATATCTTCCTTTCATGTTTCCTAATAAAATTAAATTAGGAACAAAATCTTCATATCCATGTTCGGACTCTTCTTGCCTATAAAAAATACCCCATGTTTGTACCACACTGTAATCTGCAGTGGTTCTTGTAGAAAAGGCAGTATCATATGTTTGAATAATAAAATCACAAGCTGGTGGTTCATCATATTCCCACCACTGTAACCATTTCTTTTTTATAAGACCACCTTCATCAGGTGTGGGGTCCTGCATATATAATGCATTCCAGTATCGTGCTCCATTAGAGGCACGTATTTCTTGTTCATCAATCCTTAGAGATTCGGTTGTCTTCCATTCTGGAAAATAAGAAGAACCTACAGGTAACTCTAATAACTCGGCACTTGCTTCATCTAACCATGCAGGTATTCTTATTACTTCCCAAGGTAGTATTGTAGAGAACTCTGACTCTTGTTTTAATAACCACCCACATAAATCATCATAATGATACCTGGTATTAATAATTAAGATACTTCCGTTAGGCATAATACGAGTTCTAAGACCTGCAGGGTACCATTCTTTTACATATCGTCTTCCTGCTTCTGAGTATGAGTCTTCTTCAGACATCACATCATCAAGAATTGCTATATGTGCTCCTCTTCCTGCGATTTGGCTTTTGACTCCGGCTGCGTAGTAGCTTCCACCTCTGTTTGTTTTCCATTTTCCTGCTGCTCT